TCATTTCCGAACGTGATATAGCGCCAACGGTCGACTGCAGTATAGCCCGCCGCGCGGGATACATCGGCAAGCGAGCCGTCGCCTGGGTCCATTTGTTCAAGCGTGGTCGCCGTGCCTGCAAACACGCGCACGGCCCCGCCGCTATCCTTGAAGGCAGCAAGGCCTTGGATCTTAGACGCAGACGTGGTTGCGCTTGAATACGGCACAAGGCTGCGCAACGGGCGATAGCCGCGCGCTGCTGGAATGACGTTTTGCGCCACTGTCGCGCCCGGGTTATTCAGGTCTGATTGGTCTGGAAGCCATTGGCCGAACGGGATCATGCGTAGCGCCTCCACAACTCAGGTTCTTGGCACGCCTGGTCAATCCATAGCTCAGGTTCTTGGCACGCCTGGTCAATCCATAGCTCGCCAAGTTTGCGAGATGATGCTATCATAGACGCGACTGCGGACGTTTGGCAAGTTGCAGACGCTTTAAGCCCGACCAACGCGGAAACAGATGCCGATGCGGAAACAGTCGCATAAGAGCTTTGGCTTGCGTTACCTATTGCGCTTGCAGATGCTGTCGCCGCAGCTGTTCCAGCCGAAAATACAACAATACCGCCAGATGCGGTCGCAGTTGCTAAACCGTTTGAGCTGGCAATCGCAGCAAATGTCGCATTGCCTGTTGCTGTCGCGCTAGCGGTTGCATCCGCTGTCAGGACGTTTGCTAGGTTTAAAACCGCACTTGCCGTGCCTGTGACGCTTGTTTGCCATCGCAGCGTTGCCGATCCTGCTGCGGTCGCTGATGCGGTTGCCGTGACGGATGCCGCACCAGCCTCGGCCAATTCGCTGCCAGTTGCTGATGCGCTTGCCGTTGCGGCTAATGTTGCCGCACCATGGCTGATCGCCACGCCAGTCGCGGTTGCGGTTGCCGACGCTGTAATTCTTGCACTTGTTGCTGTGGATGCGAAAAACCCATCCCACAAGTCCAATTTTGTTACGTCAAACGGTTGCGACGCATTATCTAGGTCATCTAGAAAAGCGTATGAGCCATTGAGATTGTCTAGATAAAAGACATAATCGTCCCACAAGTCCAATTTCGTGACGTCGAACGATTGAAACTCATTATCTAGGTCATCTAGAAAACCCTTAGAACCGCTGAGATTATCTAGATACATGCCAAAGGCTTTCTAGCTTAGTCCAACGTGACGGTCAGGTTGCCTGATTGGATCTCAAACGTGTCGCCGTTACTGATCACCTTGGAAGCCGTCAAAGCGCCGTGGTAAAGCAGATTGCCAGCGGTTGACGCGTCAAAAATGCCAAAATGGGTGATTGTCCCCCAGTCTGCTGTCGCTGTCGGCCAAGTGATGGTTGCGCTTGTAGAGCATGAGCCGCTTGCCGCCGCTGCGAACGATGCCGATTGACGTGCATATGCGCCACCGGAGATTTCGCCCGCCCCGCTGTTATCATCCGCAAAGCTCGCAGTTGCCAAGGCGACGTAAACTGCGGAGGGTGACGTGAAAGCCAAGTTCTTTAGGGTGTGGTCGAGAAGTTCGTTCTCAAGATAGTCTGAAAAAGCGGTCATGGGTTAGCCTTTAGTTTGCTGTTTTCATGGATAGAGACCCAAGGCCGAAACGGCTTCGGTTCATGTCTTTGCGCACTTCCTGCATTGTGCGGCTTAAAGCGCTGTCGAACCACTGAGCGCGGCTTTCGTCTTGCAGGTAGACGTAGGCTTGCGCCAATGCACCGTAAAGATAGGCGTCTGGGTGACGGCTTAAGATTGTTGTTGTCTGGCTGTCGCTTAGCGATGTCACAGCTTGCGCTGCCTCGCCGTAGATCAATTCAAGGTCAATTGTGGCATCGGGAATAGGGCGGAACACGACATCGCACCCAATGACGCTATATTCTTGCGGTGTTCCGGTTGTTGCGTTTGACCAATTTGCAAACAGCACATCAGGCGTCATATAGTCCAGCACGATAGACGGGCTGCCCGTGGTTCGGATCAGGCGCAGTGCTCGCAGATCGGTTGGCAGCGACACAAATTCTTGCCCAGCCGGAACCGTAGCACGCGCCCGGCGCTCTTGCGCGCGGGTTTCAAGCTCGCGAGACATGCGCGCTTCAGCCAAATCAATGAACGTCGGGATTTGCGCTGTTAGATCATCGCGAGCCAAGAACGCGGCAATGTTTGATTTGAGCGTTGCATAATCCATCAAATGCGCCCGCCACCTGTGCGAAGATAAGCGTTGTTGCTATCGTTCAAAAGCTGCTTCCACTTGGTCGGATTTTGGCTAGGTTCGCCATAGTCCCGCACCCATTGAAAATAAAGATCGGCTGGAATTTCTGCAACGTGCTGCATGTGCCGTTGAGTGTCGCCAATCATTCCACCTTTGCGGTATTCGTTGGCTGCGGCGCGGTTTACATCAAGCAGGCGGTCTACGTTCTGCTCGGTGCGCACGTTATAACGCCCGCCATCAATGTCCATCTTGATGCGGCGCTTGCTGTTGTGGTCTTGAATAAGATCAATCATAGGCAAATAGGGGCGACCGGAGCCGCCCCTACCTCATTGCTTAGGTTGTAGACAAGTCGCAAATCATGGCGTGCGCTTTTGGCGCTGCCACCTTCAGACCGTACTCGGTCAGGATCTGGAATTTCGCGCTGTCGCCGGTTTTAGCCAGGTCTTGCTCCATGAAATCGCGACCAGGCAGAGCGCAAACCATTGCATAATTGGTATCAACCAAGAAAATGCGATCGTTTGCCATAAAGCGGTCGATTGAAACCGCCAGCTCGCCAAAGTCTGACAGGTAGACGGACACAGCCGCAACCGCCGTCACCTCTTTTGCAGCGCTGTAGGTTACTTGGTTGTCAACAACGGTTGCGCCAGCGGTGTTTGCCAGGGTTGAAAACGCCTTCTTGTTTGCCGGTGAAACAAACATGACAGACGGCTTGCCGCCATCCTCGAACGCGGCCTGCATGCTGTCATCAATCATGCTCAAAGTCAGAGCGCGGTTGGTGCCAGCGGGGTTCGGATAGTGAGTGCCTGCACCAAGATTTGATGCAGCCGCAGCGGAAGAGCCGTCATAGGCTTCTTGACCGGATGTGACTGTGCCTTGGCTGATGTTGCTGATCCAGCTCGACAACGTTGCAGTGGCGCGCGGGTCGCTAGATGCTTTCACCTGGTCCGAGACAAGCGATTTCTCGATGTCGCGGCGTAGCTCAAGCGAACGGACCACCTTCTGATATGCAGTTTCTTTTGCTCGGCCAGCAGTGTTTACGGCATCCAATGTGCCTGAAACGGTGCCTGCCTTTGCAGAGATTTGCGTGTAGTTAGTGAGACGCGCTGCGGGAGTGTTGGTGCTGTCCGAAGCATCCGCGCCTTCGCTGACCTTGTTAGAGGCGCTAGCAGCCGCCAGCTCCTGAACCAGCCATGAAAATGCGATGTTGTCCACGGTTTCGCGTGAACGCAGCATTGAATAAACCGGGGTCTCGCTCGGATCAATCCGGGAAATAACGTCGCCCAAATCCTCGTGGATGGTATCGGAAACGCCGCTAACGGCGGTGGTTAGTGTAGCCATTGGTCCTAGTCCTTTTGACTGGCGCTAGGACCGTTTGGCCTTAGCGCCTCATTAAAGCTTCAACCGCCGATGCGACGGTCGGGTTCTTTTGGTGCTGCTGAAGCGCCTTACGGCGGTCCAACGTCTTTTGGTCTGTTTGAGGCTTGCGAGCGCTTGACTTGGCCATTTTGGGAGCCTTCTTGACTTCCTTTTTGACCTCTGCACCGCGTTCCATCATACGATCGTAAAGAGACGCTTTGCGCAAAAGCGCGACCATGCGTGCATCTTTGACCATGCCGATTTCGTGGGTTGAAAAGCCAAGCCCTTTTGCGGTCTCGACAAGCTGTGACGTTTCCGTCTGGCGCTTGGCGTTGTCTGACCATTCAGGGATAATTTCGACCAGCTTGCGTTCTTGCTCTTGCAAGTATTGCGCTTCGACTGCCTGTTGTTCAGCGATAACGGCCTGGCGCATTTCGTTGCGCTCGCGGGCTTGTTCGCGTTCAATCAGGAATTTTTGCGGGTCGGTTTCGCGCAAATTGTCCCAATATTCCTGGCCTGGCTCCTGGTTTTCGAGCTGGGCTTGGATTGCTTGGAGACCTTGAAGGTATTGCGCGCGGCTTTGCTCTGCCTCTGCTCTCGCAGCTTCAGCTTGTTTGCGGCTTTCTGATGCCTCTTGCAAACGCTTCTGAGTGGCTTGGTTGAGCTGGTAATTGTCTTTGAGCTGTTGAGCTGTAACTTGTTGTTCTTCGCCATCCACCTTAACGGTAAAAAGCGGTTCTTCGTCGTCTTGCTCTTGCTCTACCTGGTCGTCATCGCCAGCGTCTTCGCTGTCGTCTTCGCTTTCAGGCTGCTGCTGTTCGCCTTCGTCATCAACCGCTTGCTCGGGTTCAGCATCTTGGCTGTCCTGCTCTGCTGTATCGACTTCCTGGCTGGCTTCGACTTGCGGCTCGCTTGCCTGGCCCTGGTCTGGGCTCGGCTCGCTTTGGGCTAGCAATCCGTTCACAGCATCATTAATCGTGAACGCGCCTGTTTGGCTTGCGTTGTTTTCCATATCTACACCTATTTCCCATTCTGTTCAAGTTGCTTGCTGGCAAGGTTTCCGCTGGTGATTAACGACTCGACTGATTTGTCAATTTCAGCCAATGCCGCGAGCATGTTTTTTGCGGCTTTTATGGCAAGATCGTCATTGATATCCGCCGCCACAAGAGCCTTGGTGTTCTTGTCGCGCAGACCGTCAATAACGAGCCTGAAGACCTTGTTTTCCTTGAGCGCCAATGCCTCGCCACCTCGTGCTCTTTCCATTTCTCGCTTGTCGTTGTCCATTATACGCTTGATCCAGGAAGGTTCGTGCTGACCTGCCCGCCCATTGCCTGAGCCTGAG